CAAACGTTGTACTCTAATGTTATTAATGATGCGATAACCAAATCGCTTGGATTCCTTCAAGTATGTGTTGATCCAAATATGGATAACGGTATGGGGGAAGTAGTGATACAGCAACCAGATCCTTTTGATGTGTATATTGATCCCAAGTCAAGAGATCCTTTATTTCGAGATGCATCGCATATTATAATTCGTAAAGTATTGCCAAAAGCACAATTGGTCAAATTGTACCCTGAGTACAAAGCAAAAATTGTAAAATCCTCTTCCACAGAAGCCACAGAGTATAATTATACAGATAAACCTGAATTTTCTTCTGATTTTCAATACAAAGAGATTACCGAAGGATACGATGAGGATGGAAAGCATAGTCCTATGGTGGAGTATTTTGAAGTATACGAAAGAGAAAAAAGAAAATGGTGTAATGTATTTTATCAAAAGATTCCAAGTCCTGAACAGGTAGAGCAGGTTAAAAAACAGGTGGACACTCAAATAGCAGAAGCCAGTGCAGAAATGCAAGTTCAGTTACAGGAACTTCAACAAAAATTACAACAAGGCGTTCAAAGTGGAGAAGTCCTTCCTGAACGTATGGAATTAGAACTGCAAAAAGCAGTAAAAGAAAATGAAGCGCAACTTGCTCTTCTTAGTCAGCAAATGATGGCAGAAGCTCAAAAAGAAATGTCTGTTATTGAAAACAAGATTATTACTGCAGAAGAATACAATGTTCTCAAAAAAGATGAAGAATTTTCTCAAATGATTGTAGACCATGTTTTCTTTTACAAAACAGAAATCAAATTATTAAAAGTCGCAGGGGACGTAACTCTATCAGAGGATATTCTTCCAACAGAGCATTACCCCTTAGTACCCTTTATGTATAAATGGACAGGAACACCTTTTGCCATGAGCGCAGTTGCACCTTTGGTTGGTAAACAACAAGAAATCAACAAAGCCCATCAGCTTATGATACACAACGCCTCATTGGGCAGTTCCCTTCGTTGGATGTACCAAGAAGGATCTATTGATACTGCTTATTGGGAGAAATTCGCAACCGCCCCTGGCGCATTGTTACCTGTAAATCAAGGATTTGAAAGTCCAAAAGAAGTCATGCCTGCTCAGTTGTCTTCTGCCTTTTATAATATTGTTCAGCAAGGCAAAACCGATATGGAGTATTTGGCAGGAATTTATGGTACTTCAATGGGAAGTCCTGATAGTCAAAACGAAACCTATCGAGGTATGTTGGCTTTGGACGAATATGGCACTAGACGAGTAAAGCAATGGTTAAAAAGCAGTATAGAGCCTTCTTTAAAACAATTAGGTCAAGTCGTAAAAGATTTTAGTCAAGGAGTGTACAAAGCACATAAAGTGATGCGAATTGTACAACCTAATAATATTGAAAACATGAAAGAAGTAGAGATCAATGTACCGATTTATAACGATTATGGTAAAGCTATTGGAAAATGGAATGATTATGAAACAGCCAAATTTGACGTTCGTATCGTTGCAGGCTCTACTTTACCTGTCAATCGATGGGCATATTTAGCAGAAATGAAAGAATTAATGAAGCTGGGTATTGTAGATGATATTGCAGTACTAGCTGAAACCGATATCCGTAACAAAGAAAAGATTGTACAACGAAAAAGTCTATACTCTCAATTGCAATCTCAACTCAGTCAAATGCAAGAACAGGTTAAAGATAAAGATGGAACGATTGAAACCTTGTCTAGACAGTTGGTCCAAGCGGGTATTAAGCAAAAAGTTATGCAAGGAGAGGTGGAAGTCAAAAAATCAGTTAATGACAGAAAAATGTCCGAAGGACGTTCTGCAGATAGAGTCAAAGCTGAATCTGATTTACAAAGACAACTCCTTAAAAAGAATTCACAAGAACAGCCTATGGAGGTTAATTAATGAGTGAAGACCAACAAGCAGTAACCCAAGATGCAGTAGAAGATTCTGTATTTGGCTCTGCTGAAGGTTTCTTTGACGATTTGGATCGAGAAGTAAACGGTGCGATCCGAGACGATGAAGAACCTCAAGAAAATCAACAAGTATCAGAAGAACCCCAAAAGGAAAACCCTCTTTTTACAGAAATAGAAGAGGCTCCTCAAAAGGAAGACACTGATTGGAAGAAGCGTTATTCTGATTCCTCACGTGAAGCTCAAAAAATGAAACAAGAGCTAGACGAATTTGGTCGCTTTAAGCCGTACATCGAAGCCCTTCAAAATGATGAAGGATTAGTTAATACAATAAGGGATTATGTTCAAAATGGACAAAAACCGAAGGAACTGAAAGAAGAATTATCTCTTCCTGAAGACTTTGTTTTTGATATTGATGAAGCAGTCTCAAATCCGAATAGCGATAGTTCAAAGGTCTTTTCAACCATGATTGATCGTGCGGTAAGTAGCAGAGTGGACAGCAAATTAACTGCTGAAAAACAAGCTACCCAACAATCGATGCAAAAGGCAGAGCGTGATAAACAGGCAGAAGCATTTAAGCAAAAGTCTGGAATCAGCGATACTGACTTTAATGATATGATGGATTGGGCAAATAAACATCAAATAGGGTTTGAGGATATTTATCTTCTTAAAAACAAAGACTTGTATATGTCTAATGTGGCTAAAAGCACAAAAGGTGATATGCTTAAACAAATGAAAGCGGTTCGTAGTATTCCTACGACTGCAAGTAATACGAATTCACAGGCAAAAACTGTGGATGCAAATGATCAAGTGTTTGATACCATACTAGGACTAGACAATCAGGTAGATAATTTGTTCGGTTAATTCGGTGCGTTTGTTTTGACATAACATAAATCAAAACAAGGAGAAAACAATGGCAGACAATCCATTATTTCTAAGCACAAGCAATGTAGCTCCTTCTTCAGATGGTTCATCCCCAACTAGTGGTGGAGCGGGGATTGGCGATCTTAGAAGAAGATATGCGTTTGGTAATCGTGTATCGGAGTTAGCAATTGATCAAACACCATTTTTCAGATTTTTATCGATGGCTTCCAAAAAGCCAACCGATGATCCTGAATTCAAATCATTAGAAGAACGTTCCAGTTGGCATAAACGTTATGGATATATTGTATCTGTAGATCAAGATGCAGATGCATCTACGAATCTAGCAACAGATGCTAATTATTCAGCGGCACATGCAACTACAAATATGCTAACAGTAGCAAATCATACTGCTGATGGTTTATTTGCAGTTAAAATGGAAACGGATTTTACTTCTGAAGGAAATGTTCAAAGTGTTCTTGGTCAAACAGGAATTACTATTGGATCTGCAGGTACAAAACCTGCATGGTTAGTTCCAGGTCAATTACTTCGTATTCCAGTTGATGTTGTAACCTCTGTAAGTGATGCAACCAAAATCAGAGATGATTATATGGTGTGTTCTGTTCAAAAATTTGCAACATTAACAACAGATACCAATGCAGTAGGAATTCTTTTAAAATGCGTAAGACCAATAGCAGTTTCAGGTGCATATAGATGCGTTTTTAAAGGATCTTCTTTTGGAAGCTCTGTTTGGACAATTACTGCAGCTGCGGCTGAAGCCAATAAAGTCTACGCTACAGGTTCTGCCCATGCAGAAGGAAGTACGTTTCCTGATTCATGGAAAGATCAGCCATATAAGGATGTGTATGGATTAACTCAGATTTTCAAAACAACTTGTCAAATGACAAACACCGCAAGAGCGACTCAGTTAAAGATCGTTCCTGATGAGTGGGCAAGGATTTGGAAACAAAAGTTAATCGAGCATAAATACGATATGGAACAGGCGTTTCTTTTTAATCGTAAGCATGTAGATGGTACAACTCGCTATACGCAAGGTATTATTGATTACATCTTGCAGTCTGGTAATATCTTTGCTTTGAATACTGCAACAAAATCACAGGATTCATTTCTTGATGATATGAGCAATTTCTTAGACCCAAGATACAACAACGGTAATGCTACTGTCTTTTTTGCTAGTACAGATATCTACAACTGGTTGCATAAGCTAAGTGGCTACTTTGCTAACAATGTTGGTATGGTAAAACCTGGCGTTACTTCTCCTGCTGATGGAGCTACTTCAATGGGAAGAGCAGATATGGCAATCATGGGTAAGAAAAAGATGTTTGGACTTAACATCACTACTATTTCAACTCCATATGGAGATATGAATGTGACTCGCAATATCCATTTGGATGGCGGTCAAGGTGGTGCCAAAATGGTTGCAGTAAACATGAAGCATGTCGCTTATCGTCCATTGGTCGGTAACGGTGTGAATCGTGATACTTCGATTCATGTAGGTGTTCAAAGTCTAGAAAACACGGGTGTGGATAGACGCATTGACTTAATTCAAACTGAAGCTGGTTTGGAATGTCTAATGCCTGAAGCACACGCAGTCTGGAAATAGGTAGTTAAATAATGTTCTTTGGGGGTGTTTTTCCATTCACAAAATCACTTATCGTGGATTTCCCAAGTTTCACCCCCAAAGGACTAATAAAGTAATATGGCAAATTTTAACACACAAATAGAAGCACTTGCAGGGAGTATTCCTGTAACAGCCAATGCATTGCAATGGTTTAATGATGGTTGCAAAGATGTAGTCAATCGATTAAGTCTTATCAATCCTCAAATGTTAGCTTTAATGAGTACGGAACAAACTGCAGTAACTAGTGATGCAGGGGAAAGCATTGAAAATGCTCATCGTGTAGTAAGTGTGCGAAGAGGAGAAAAGGTTGCAACAGAAATTTCTCCGTTTGATCGCTTTGATGCAGGAACAGCCACTTCTTTAAAACGAGCCACCAATGATCATCCTAAATACTATGTATTGGATAAGAAATTGTATGTATTGCCAACCCCTACAAATTCAACAGGGCATAAACAATATATTAGCGTAGTTACTTATGCAAATGTAACCGATTTGGCAACTGCTACTATATCGAATTTTCCTGAAGAATTGTACAGATTGCCAGTAATGTATGCTTCTATTAAAGTGTTACATGAACGTATGGTAAGTTATTCTGCTCAACTTCCAAGCGATATTGTATTGCCTGTTGTTCCTGTTATGTCTTCGTTTCCAACTGCTCCAGTAGATCCTGAAATTCCAGTATTTATAGCAAATACAGTTTCAATGCCTTCTGCTCCTACTTATGCATCTGTATCGTATGTAGCACCAGTAATGGAAAGTTTGGATTTTGTAAAACTTAAATTTTATATCGAAACGGAAGAAGATCCCGAATTAGCCGCTTCTCAAGTCCAAAAGATCAATGCCAAAGTTCAAAAATTTCAAACAGAGTCCAATGCTTCGTTACAAGAATATCAATCCAATATGCAAAATCAATTGAATGAATTCAACGAGGCAAATGCAAAATATCAGGCTGAGATGCAAAAGGCAGTTCAAGATGCTCAAGCTTCTAACCAAAAAGAAGTTCAAGAATATAGTTCTAAAATTCAACGTCATGGGCAAGCAGTAGCAAATTATCAAGCTAAAGTTGGAAAAGTAATTCAAGAATATTCAAGTCAATTGCAAACCTATCAAGCAGAAACAGGTGCTATCATTCAAAAATTTGGTTCTCATATGCAAAAAACCAATACAGAATACCAATGGATGCAGGGTCAAATGGCGTATTTAATGCAAGAGTATGAAAAAGGGTTGGTCCCTATTCAGCCTCCTCAACCTCCAAAAGAAGAGTCATAAATGGCATCAACAAAAATTAGAGTTAGTTCCAACTATAATGTTTTTCATAAAGTGGCTTCTGCAAATGATATGCCTGAACATTTAATTGGGACCAATGATTCTGTTGTTCATTCTTTAGGGGGAACAGGTGAATTTGAAATAGATACCGATGAAAATACTACCTATACAGCAGTAAATAAAATTCAAGGAGAAAGTTCTGCTAAAATAGATGAAGTAGGAAATACTCCAATTACCAAATTTTTATACATTAAAAACACAGGATTTCAAGACCAAAAAAAAACGGTGCCTACTGCTTCCGATTTAGGGATTGGATTTGCAGTAGCAAATTGGAATTTTGGAGGATTTAAAATTTGTTCTGGAGAATCGGTTTTATTGCGACCTGGATCAGCGTGCAGTAGTACAAATTCTATGTATTTAACATCATTAAGTGGAAATATTTATGTGGAGGTTGTTTTTTTATAATGGCAGATAAAGTACGATATGCAATTAGTGTAACTCCCTTTGAGGAGGCATCTACAGATGTAGATTTAAATACATTTGTATTGGCAACTGAAGTTCAACAAACGTTAGGAGCTACAAGTCAAGATATTGATTTGGCGACTAACTTTGCTACAATGACCAATACAACACATGGATTTGCGTCAGGTGCGCCTTATTATCTTAGTGCGCCTGCAAATACTTCAGGATTGCAATTGCCTGCAGTGGCAAGTTGTGATTTGTTGTACATAGAAAATACAGGGTATCAACAAGCTTCTTCAGGAGCTACCATTGGTACAACAGAAAACACTACAGATTATTTGACAGTTGAAGCGGGAAACAATGGAACTATTTTAGCTATTTTAAAAGCAAATGAAGCAATTGTTCTTCCCATGAGAGGAGGAACAAATTCAAATGCTTTTTATATTTCTTCAACTGCTTCTGACGGAACAACTGCAGGGGGAAATACCCTCGGTGCAAAATTTTTGGCGGTAACATAATGACAGTAAAAGAATTAATGGAACGAGTACCTACGATCAATGAAGGATATGCAATTGCGTATATCAATGATGCGGTAAAAGAGTTATCTACTATGATTGATGACAATATCAGTTTTACTACTGCAACAATTACAAAAGATATACGGTTTTACGATCCGCCTGCAACGATGTTAAAATTAAAATCTGTCTATATCTTGGACACAAGTGTGGATCCAAATCAATACAGAAAAATTCCAAGAACACATGATATCAGTACACAGGATGATGACTAATGACAAATAATTGGGCATATTATATCTCAGGACGCAAACTTGCAATTGTTAAGCAAGATAATACTACATTGGAATACAAAAGTCCTGATGAGACGGTTACCAATGGATACAAAATTGAAATTATTACTGCTCCTACTGCGGTAGATAGCGCAGATGACACTATTAACGTCAATGAAGAACTTGCTTTAGCAGTCGTAGAATATGTGAAGTCCAAATTTGCCGAAAATCAAGGGCAATTTGATCAGGCAGAGTATCACATGAAAAAGTTTAAAAACCGTGTTTATCGGTACAAAAATAAACAAGTAGGGGGTGCTAGGATGGTGATGACTAGTAAACCTTTTGCAATTAAATAATGCTTTCGTAGCGGTGGGGGTGGACAATCATAGGAAATAGTTATGAGTATCAATAAATATACAACTCAAGAAGTTTTAAATAAGGTATATACTGATGAATCGGATAATACGATCAGTTTACAGGCGCAAACAGCCAAAGAAACCTTAAATGCAGTATTAAGCAGTGGAGAGGACAGTTTAAATGTATCTCTTGCAGGTAGCAATACCATTACAGGTGATGTAACTATTTCAGGAGACTTAACCGTACAAGGTAATGGAACAGGTAATTATGATGAAATAGTACAAGGCGATCTTGAAATATCTGAAGCTTTAAAATTAAATCCAACAATAGAAAGTGGTTCTGCAACAACACTTGCTTTTATGAGAAGCGGAACAAATAAATGGAGATTTATACAACCGCATGATGATAGTTATTTAAAATTATATAATGATAGTGCAAGTGCTACTCAGATGTATTTTGCATCAAATAATAATGTTGGTATTGGGACTAGCTCACCTGAAGAAAGAATCCATAGCACAGGAGCAATAGTATCTACAGGCGTAAATAACACAGGAGCAACTGCTGGTACAGAAAGAGCATTTA